AAAGCCTATCGCGTACAACATCACGAAACCTGCCGACATGGAGCGCATCAAGGTTGAAGCCACCAAACGCGGGTATCACTCATTCCGCGTGCAGGTCATTGAATGGGCGAGATCCGGCGCAAAATCGGCATTTGACGCATTCGACCCGTTCACTGCGCCAGCGAAACCCGCGAGTTGGGACGGCAAGCGAATCAATCTCAACAACAAGATGTACAAGGTCGAACCTAACGGGGACGTGTACGACCTGTACGACATGAACACAAACAAGAAGGCCAAAACTGTGACCGCCGAACAACTGTATCGCGCATGGTCACAGGGTCGAATCACCAGCATTTACTCCCGCTTCGGCGCGAAAACCGCGTTCAACCACAATGTCCAATTGCCCAAGGGCAAGACGCGATTGAACATCGATCAGGCAACCGCTGCGCTTTCGCAGATGGGGTACAGACTCGGCAACATCCGCTACGACGCTGCGGCAGGCGGATCGGTCTACAAAATCACGCAACCCAACGGGACTGTGATTGACATGCCTGCGAAGAAACTTACAGATTTCATCTACGAAAAGGCGAAGCACATGAAGAGCGGAACGAAGGCGGCGTTTGATAAAAACATCATCGTGGAATCGTGGACGAGTCCAAAGGGGACACGATACGAGGCTGGCCTATGGCAGTCTCATGTGGGGCGATTCCAGCCATATGTCAGCGCGACCTATAGCGACGGCGGCGAACAGTTGATGACCCTAAATGAAAAATCCTACGCAACGGAGAGCGGTGCGCGAAAGCGACTCGCGGCAGTTGTGGCGCGTATGAAAAGTAACTACTCCCGCGCCCGATTCGCCCGTTGGGAGGAGTCGCAGACGCGCAAGCACGGCAAGCCGATCACCGAGTACACGGCAAAGATTGGTCGCAACAACTGGATGATCGAAGTCAGCGAGGAAACGGGCGGCGGGGTTGTCGCGAACCTGTACCTTTGGAATGACCTTCGCGGAATGGAGCGCGTGAAGACGGGTCGCCTTCAGGAACTTCAGAACTACGCCGAGAGCCTGTCGCGTGGCGAGGCGAAGGGCGTTGCCAATGTCGAGCGGCGTGCTGGCTACTCCCGCTCCGGCGCGAAGGCAGAGTTTGCCGCAACACCACACAAGATCACCTACACCGACAAGTCAGGCGTGACTCACACCTACATGGTTTCCGACAAGATTCTTCGTGATATGAACGGAACCAAGAGGTACGCCGAGTCGGTTGGATCGAAGCCTGACTACGGCAGCGTTCTGCGACTTGGTGAGCGCACGGGCGAGGTAGTTCGCGCATCCCGCTCCGGCACGAAGGCGCAATTCGATCTCCGCGCAAAGGTGGCGCAAATGAAAACGATGGTATCAAAACTTGTCACCACGCTCGGATTCAAGCCGGATGAGGTGACCGGAAACGAACAAATGATGCACATCCTGTTTTTGAACAAACCAAAACAGGCGGATCGTCTTGCGGCAGCATTGCGTACGAATCTTGCCCGTGTCGGAGTTCCTAGCAGCGCAATCACGACTCACGAAAACTATTACGCGGATGAAAACACTACCTATGGTGGCGTGTGGATCGACCTCACCGCGCTGGCGAATGCAGCAGGCAAGATGTCCCGCTCCGGCGCGAGGGCGGAGTTTGCGGAACCAAATTCTTTCCGCGACCTTGTCGCATATGCACGGTTCAAATTCAACCTGAATCTATATCAGGCGCAAGATGTCGCAGGTCGCGCAGGGCTGTTTCTAAAAATGTATCCAAACAAGTACACATTGGAACAGGCGATGGACGAGGCATTGCGTAGATCGAACGCACAACTGACCACAGAACAGAAAGCCCCGAACTATCAGGTTGGTGGCAATACGGCGGGAAATCAAAGCATTCGCGATAGATCGCTAGTTATGTCCCGTGTTGGTGAGCAAGAGGCGTTCAGCATCGGTGCAGCGTCGGAGGTTGATGATCCAACCAAGGATGAGGAATTGATTGCTCTCGCGAACCGCGTAGGCCGTGAACACACCGTCAATCTGTTCAAGTGCTGGAGCGAGGGCAAGGCTAGCATGGGCTACGCGCAATGACGTTCCTACAAATCTCCGAACAGGTATGGATACCTGTTCACACGATTGTTCGCGTGTCGGTATGGAATCAGGTCGTTACGATCATCACCACGCACGGCACAGAAACCTGTGACGGAGAGGACGCAATTCGCATCCTCCATCAGTTGAAGCCAATCCTGTGAGTCATCGATGCCTGATACGCCACAGTCAACTAATCCGCTGACAAACGGTTTGACCCCTGACAAACGCCCACGGAAACCGCTCAAGGCTCCGGTAGATCGTGGCGTGGTCGAACCCCTCGCGATTCCTGTAGAGTTGCAGCGCGGGTTTTTCACGACGGCAGACAAGATGCTGCGGTCGAGCAGCATCGCGTATCGGCTCAATCCGCAATACCAGTTGATGATGCGTGCAGACGCAGACATCGAAGGGGTGTTACGTTCCCTACAGGTCACGCTCGCCAGCCTTGAATGGGCGGTGGTTTCAGCAGACGAGGACAACGCGGAAGCGGTGGAACTCGCTGCGAGGATCAGCAAGATTTTCGCGGAGATGCCGCGACGGTCAGATTTTGTGCGTGCGATGCATGAGGCCGTGTGGTACGGAAACGCTGCGTGCAATCTCGTCTACCGACGTGATGAGCGTTTAGGGGTGGCCGTGCGTGAGTGGTATCCGTTTCATCCGGATACCCTCGCATACGATCAACGCGGCAATCTCGCGATGCGAGTAGGAGCGCAGTACAGCGCGGACGGGCCATCGCAGCAAAACATTGGGTTTGATTCTCGCGTGCATATTTTCACCGAGGAGGAACGCAAGGCCATTGTTTTGCATCGTGTGTTCATCAACGCGCCGGATTTCAACGATCCGAATAGCACAGAATCTATCTATCGCGGTGTTGGAGCGCGTGATGTGTGTTGGTTCATGTGGCTAGCGAAACAGGAGGTATTGCAGGATGCAATCACCTACGCAGAGCGGTACGCGATGGGTATCCGTGTCGGCTACTACCCGCTTGGGCAGGATGCAGGTCGCGGCATGATGGAAAACGTGTTGGCGAACCTCACGAACGACAACAGCGTGTTGTTGCCGATGTCAGGGACAGAGAAAATCTACGACATTGATATCAAAGAGCCGAATTCCGGACGCGCACAGGTGTTCATGGAATTGGTGAATTGGTTTAGTGGGAAGATCAAAGAGGCAATTCTTGGTCAAAATTTGAGCAGCGAATCCGGAGGCACAGGACTAGGTTCGGGCGTTGCATCGCTGCACGCAGATACGTTGTCTCGCATCATTCGCTATCACGCGGATGCACTTGCAGATTCGTTGACCTGTGATTTCGTCCGAGTCGTCGCCAAAATGCTCGGAGCGTCGGATGCCGTTGCGGCATCGCTGCGATTTGATTTTGCTCCTGAGCGACCGGATCCGAAGGAACGACTTGACGCAATCAAGGCATTTGTGGAATTGGGCGGCAAGGTTTCGGAACGCGACGTGCGCGATCTGTTGGGATTGAGCGAACCTACCGAGGATGAAAAGGTGCTTGGCGCACAAACACAACCTGCGGGTGGCGGTGTCACGGATACCGTTGCAGGGTGGCTAGCAGAGGGCACTACGCCAGCAGAAACGACAACCCCTACCAAGGGAACCCCCGCGCAATTTTCACGGCGATCATGGTGGTAAATGGCGGAAACACCGGAACCCGTAAAAAAACTGTTGAGAGAGGCGCAGACGGCGTACCGTGATGCTGTCGCGTTACAGGTTGAAAACCGCGACCCTACCCGATCATGGGACGATTGGGAGGCGGCGACGGCGGCGTTGCTGTTGGTGTCGTGGGCAGAGGGAGCGGTAGCCACGCTCAAACAGGCAGGCGTACCTCTGCAAGTTCCCACAGACGTGCAGGTTACGCAGTTTGCGAAATTGCAAACGCAGGTGGCGGTGGGGCCAACCACAATTGACCTCGCGGCGCAATTTCGCGCAGGGCCAGCACGCGAGGTGGTAGAACGCTATATCCGGCTGTTCCCAATGACGCGGGAGCGATGGAACAAACTGATTCAGCACGCCCTACAGGCCGCAGGGGAAATGCGCGATGACGAGGCCGCGAACGCGCTAGACATGATTCTAGAGCGATCACCTAATCTGCGTACGCTGGTGCAATCGAAGCCTGCCCCACTGCCACAGGATGCACCCGATGAGGTGCGAATCCGGCGCACGCCAGCAGTGCAGGCAGCAGTGCAAGGCAGTTTTTTTGTCACCGGAATGACGGATGAACAGGTCGAGCAGACTCGCGATTTACTTGCGAAGGTGATTCGACAGGAAACGACCGTGTCTGTTGCTGGCAAAAAACTAGAGGAACTAGGTATTGGCGATTTCGTGGAACAGGCCACGCTAGCAACAGGCACAGATTTGACACAGGCGAGGCTGGAAACCGTTTACCGAACCAACCTGAACCGAGCGCAGACGCAGGGCCGACTTGACATTTGTAGGGATGAAACGGTACGAAAATTTGTTCCGTTGATGATCTTCCGATCAACCAAGGACACCCGCACGCGAGAAACGCACCGAGCGATGGATGGGTTCGTCGCGACAACAGATCAGATCGACAGCATGGGAATTGCTGCTCCGCTCGGATTCAATTGTCGGTGTTCGTGGTCGCCTGTCCCTATTGCGACAGCCGTGACACGCGGCTGGTGTGATGAGGATGCAAACCCCATTTACGAGGCAATCAAACGTCACAATGGCCGCAGACAGGAATTGATTGACAAAGGCCAAGTTCCGGATGAAGGCTTTATTTCCGGATGATAGGATCACGCACAATGACACAACCTTCGCACAGGATCACCGAAAATGGCGACAAGATCGTGATTCACGATCTTGAGGTATTCGCTGCGTATGACCCTGCTATCGATGGCGATCACGATGAGGAACTCAAGGCGTTCGATAATGATCGCGTGCAGAGCATCGTGCAAAGCACTCAGCGATACATGCAGAAGGGGTCGCTCCCGCGTTTGGTTGTGATGCACGAACGTGATGGCAACGAACCCAAGGCATCTGTAGGTCGATTCACAAAAATCAACTATCAGGAGCGCAACGGCGTTGGCTACATCGTCGGTGACTGCGAAGTCGAACGCAGCGCGTTTGACCGATTGCTGGCGACCAACGCATTCCCGCGACGGAGTGCGGAAATTTGGCAGGATCATAATCATCTGTCTGAGGTTGCGCTGCTAGGACGCGAAACCCCACGCAGACCGTTACCGGATACGCATTTCACCCGCAAGGGTGAGCGGGTCACATTCTCACGGCCACTCCGCTTCGATATGGGAACTGTCGGCGGCGGAATTTCAACATTTGTTCCCAGTACGAAGGGTAACAACATGGATAACGATCTCCGTGAGGAGATGGCAATGCTCCGCGCCGCGATGGAGGAATTACGCGGCGAATTCAAGAAGCGATTTGCCGAGGACGAGGACGAAACCATCGACATGGGCGCGTACGAGCGCGATGACGAGGACAAGGAAACAATGGCAGCGGATGACATGCTCCAACAGCAATTTGCTGAGGAAGGCAAGGACATCCACATCGATATTGATTCGCATCAGGGCGCACCTGATGAAATCGAAATCGAAGAGGACGAGGACGAGGATGTGATGTTTCCCGCCTCACGTCGTGGTCATGCAGACGTGTTTGCAATGCGCCGCGAAAATGCGCGAATGGCACGCGAACTCAAGGAACTTCGTGACGAACTCAAGCAAGAAAAGTTTTCTCGCGAACTCGACACGATGGAATCCGAGGGGTATCGAATTCCTGCGGAACGTCGCTCGGCACTCATCGGTGAACTCATCGCGAGTCGCGATCCTGCTCAATTGATCGATACATGGCGCGAACTGTTTGCGCGTGACCCAATGGGTGTTCGTATCGATATGAGCCGCGCCCAACTCCCAACGTCAGACATCGATCATCGGGATGTCAGCGATCTCGTACGAGAATTCGCTGGCAAGCCCGAGGAATTTCGTAAGGCCGTAAACAGCCGCATGAAGAAGCGGTAACAAGAAGGGACTAAAACATGGCAGACTTTGGATTCGTTCCAAACCTCACCGCAAGCGGCAACATCTACCCGTTCCGCTTCGTTGAATTGAACACCGGAAACCCGTTCACGGGTCAGCAGGCCAACGCAGCATCAGACATCATTCTTGGTGTCACCGATGGTTCGGTGCGCCGCTACGACTCAGCGTTCAATGCTATTGCTGGCAATCAAATGTCTTTGCAACCAACATATACCGTGCAAGTGCAATCCAGCACGGGTTTTGCAATTGGTGCGGTTTTGACCAGTGACGCAGACGGCAAGGCCGTTACGGCCACAGCCGGACAAACTGGGTACTACATCGCTTTGGAAGCCGCAGGTAGTGCAGACGAAATCGTTCGCGCTTACCGAATTGGCCCACGCACCGTTTGATAGTTCATCACCCACAGAAAGGGGTTTGAAACATGGCATTCTCTGTTGTTGGTGGTGGACTCAGCACCTACATCCCGTCCACCAATGATCTCGCAACCGGAGCGTTGCAGGTTGAATTCACGCGCAGCGTCAATTCGTTTGCTCTTACTCGTTACGCACAGATTGTTCCTGTCACGAAAATGACGGGCTTCTATCTTCGTCAGGATGTTCCTGACAACGTGCGGTTGACCAGTGATCGCGAATTTGCTTGGCCGCTCGGCAACGACCGCCCGACGGGTAAGCAGAACGCATTTGATTTCGTGCAATACGCCACGCAGCGTTTCGCGTTCCCGTTCTACATTCCACAGGAAACCACGCAGCAGGCCGCGTGGGATGTGGTCGCGCAGCACGCACGCAGCAAGGCGCAGTTGGCGATGACCGCACGCACGAATCGTGCAGCAAGCGTGTTGGCTGATAGCGCAGTGTGGGGTACTAACTACGCTACCAACTGCAACACTGCGCCACTTTCGATCACTGGCGCACAGTGGACAACTTCTACGACGGCAAACGCCTACGTTCAGAAGACGATTCAAAAGGTGTTGCGACTTGTATCGTTGTCGAGTGGCGGCGCGATTTCACCGAATCAAATGATGATGGTTATTTCGCCAACCGTGGCGAATGCGCTGTCCCAAACTGAGGAAGTGCAGTCGTACGTCAAGAACTACCCGCAGGCAATCAACTTCTTGCAGGGTTCCGATACGTTCAGCCGTTGGGGTATTCCCAGCACGCTGTTCGGTCTTGGCGATGTCATCGTTGATGACTCGGTCAAGGTCACATCGAAGAAGGGCGCGACCCTCGCCAGCGATTACATCTACGGCAGTGGCGCGTACTTCGTGTCGCGTGTCGGTGGTCTCGTTGGTGTCGAAGGCGCGAATTCTTTCAGCACGCTGCAAATCTTCGCGTACGAGGACATGACCGTTGAGCAGTTCAACGACCCAATGAACCGCCGTATTGAAGGTCGCGTCATTGACAACAGCGTTGCGGCTGTTGTCGCGCCTGTCGGCGGCTTCGCGATTGGCAACGTGCTTGTAACTGGCTAAAACCAGCGCAGCATCAACAACCTAACTAGGGGAGGGGGGAAACCCCCTCCCCTAACTTCTGAGGTACGCATGACCGCCTACGCCACATACGCAGATCTTGAACATGCGCTAGATCAGAGCATCATCGCGCAATTGTGCGGCGATGCTGGCACGCCGATGGCAGGCCCGAACCCAATTACCGATGCTGCGTTGGAACGCGGAACGGCGACGGTACGGGCCTACATTCGTGTTGGCGAGGCGTACACTGAAGCAGAGATTGCTGCGTTGGTGACAGCGCACGATCCTCTGCTGATTGCCATTGTGGTAGACCTCGCGACCGAATTCCTGTTTCAACGTCGCGGTGCGAAATTGTCCGCAGCAATTGAGCAGCGGATCAAACAAGCGTATTCCTATTGCGAGGGATTGCGCGATGGCAAAATGTTATTTGGCTCGGTATCCGGAAACGTGGCCGCAGGTTTGCCGATGGTCAAGGCCGTAAACCCGAGCAACCTCGCGTGGTACGCGGAGGCTAGCAATTCGCAGTTCTTTCCACCACGCCGACCTAATACCTATCCATCGTGACACCGTGGAGTCAACAAGTTCGCGAGGCTTTGCGGAATCCGTCGGTTCTCGCAGGTGTCGCACAGGTTGCGACGGCGTGGATGGAGGAGCATATTGCGAACAATGAGGGGCGTGGTAAATCGGGGAATGCTGTCCGGCACAAACCGCTCAAAAAGATGAAGGCGGAATACTGGACGTTCAATAAACCCAAGGGCGCACGCGCCAAGAGTCACATCAAGGTTGGCGTGATTGTCAATGGGAAAACGCGCCAGCGCAAGTTCTATCTTGTTGAACGAAAGGGGTTCCGCACGGGTGGTCAGCCGCTTCGCGATACCGGAAAACTCGCTGCGAGTCTCGGCGCGAGAGCCGAGGCTAACGGCACCAACATTCGGTTGACCATGCAGGGGAGAAAGTACGGTCTGTATCAGGATCGCGGATTCACCACGAAGGGGCCAAATTACATTCCGCTGACGATGCGAGGCCGACGCGGACACGGAACTGGCAACAATCCGAATCGTGAGGGGTTAGAGTACGGCAACGATTACATCATGGCGTGGGGTGGCGTAACCGTTCCCGCACGTCCGTTTATCCTGCCGACCCGAGAGGATCTACGAGTATTTGGCACATC